ATTGCTCATAAAGTAAAAACGAGGAGAATAACAATGCCTTTTCAAGTTTCGCCAGGCGTTAATGTTAGTGAAATTGATCTAACTACCGTTATTCCGGCCGTCAGTACAACTGAAGGAGCGCTTGCTGGACACTTCCGATGGGGTCCTGTCGATCTAAGAGTTTTGGTTAGTTCTGAAGACATCTTAGCACAACAGTACCAGACTCCTGACAGTAATACAGCAAACGATTTCTTCGTGGCGAAGAATTTCCTGGCCTACGGTAACAAACTATATATCACCCGTGTTGTTAATCAGGGAACTACTTCTACTGATTATGCAAGAACGGCGATAATGAATTCTGCTAACAACGCACAAACTTTAGTAAAGAACGAAGATCACTACAATGAGACGTATCCATCTGGTATATCTGGTGTTGGCGCATTTGTAGCTAAGTATCCGGGAGAACTTGGAAACAGTCTCCGAATTTCTATGTGTGGCTCAGCCGCAGCATGGGAATCTACTTTATCAGGTAATCTCGTTGTAACAGCTAATAGCACGACAGTCACCGGTCTTAATAGCACTGCTTTTAATACAGAGTTAACGGTTGGTGATTTGGTTGTGATGGGTCCGGATAAGGAGGTTGGGTCCGTAAAAACGATTGCTAACTCATCTCAATTCACTCTAAAAGATGCTTATGAGGGTAATACTCATAATGCAGCCGCCGTTTCGGCGGGGCATGGAGAACGTCGTTGGGAGCTTTATAATCAATTCGATGGCGCTCCTGCTACTTCCGATTTCGCTGCAAAACGTGGTGGGTCTAATGATGAGCTACACGTTGCCGTTATTGATGAAGATGCCCTTTGGTCCGGAACAGCTAATACTGTTATAGAGCGATTTGATAAGGTATCTATGGCTTCATGCATTAACTGTAGACGGGTCCATAAATTATTACAAAGAAGTTATGAATCGTCAGTCACAATATGTTTGGTGGACCGCTCACGATACACAATTAACGAACGCTGGTTCAAAGGCCGAGGGTGTCACGTTTGGCGCTTCTGCTTCTAAACCCCAGGGTGAATCGTTTTATTGGGGACGTGATGGTGCTGCTCCGCGTAATGCTGACTACATCAATGGTTATAAGAAGTTTCAAAATACAGAAGAGGTTGATGTTTCATTAGTTCTTCTGGGTACAATCAATCAAACCCTTGCAGTAGATATTATTAATAATTTGGCTGAGGTACGTAAGGATTGCATTGTTTGTCTTTCGCCTCGTAGAGCAGATGTTGTTAATAACAGCGGATATGCTACTGCAGAGATGGACGATGTTATTTCTTTCCGCAATTTACTACCGAGCAGCTCTTATGCTGTTATGGATAGTAGTTGGAAATACCAATATGACAAGTATAATGACTTGTTTCGTTGGGTTCCAATGAATGGTGATACTGCAGGCTTAATGGTACGAACAGACAATACAAGAGATCCGTGGTGGAGTCCAGCTGGATTCAATCGTGGTAACGTAAAGAATGTTATTAAGGTATCTTATAATCCTGCTAAAGCACAGCGTGATCAACTGTATAAAAAGGGAATCAATCCTGTTGTTACTTTCCCTGGTCAAGGTACAGTATTGTTCGGTGATAAAACACTGCTAGCAAAACCAAGTGCTTTTGATCGTATCAACGTTCGTCGGTTATTCATTGTTCTTGAGAAAGCTATTTCTACAGCAGCTAAATTTACGCTGTTTGAATTCAATGATGCATTCACAAGATCACAGTTTGTTAACCTTGTAGAGCCATTCCTGAGGGATGTACAGGGTCGAAGAGGTATCTTTGACTTTAAGGTTGTATGTGATGACACAAATAATACTGGTGAGGTGATTGATCGTAATGAGTTTATAGGTGATATTTACATTAAACCGGCTCGGTCAATTAACTTCATTCAACTCAACTTCATTGCAGTTCGAACTGGAGTAGATTTCTCCGAAGTTGTTGGACAATTTTAGTATAAATACTAGCAATGGATAAGGAGATTTAAGAAATGGCTTTTAACATTAATTTGTTCCAAGGAGCTCTAAAATTAGGTGGAGCACGGCCAAATCTGTTCCAGGTGAATATCAGTAATCCAGTAAATGGTGCGGCTGATATACAGGTACCCTTTATGGTGCGAGCCACTCAGATACCTGCAGCTACATTAGGTACTGTTCCTCTGATGTATTTCGGACGTCAGTTAAACTTAGCTGGTAATCGAACATTTGCCGAGTGGACTGTGCAGGTAATTAATGATGAGGATTTCGCAATAAGAAATGCACTGGAGCAGTGGTCAAATTCAATCAATAGTTTTCAAGGAAACTTGAGAAACTTGACTAGTGCCTCGCCTACGGCATACAAAGGCACTGCACAAGTAACGCAGTTTAGTAAAACTGGTATACCCTTACGTGTTTATAATTTTGTAGGTATGTTTCCAACCGATGTGGCAGCCACAGAACTCGATTGGGGTTCTAATGACGCCGTACAGGAATTTGCATGTACGTTTATATACGATTTCTGGGAAGTTAGCGGCGGCATAACGGGCAATGCTGGTGGCAACTAAACACATTTAGTGTTTAGAAGTAATTTGGGGGCCTACTAAATACTAGTAGTGCCCCCACTTATTATACAGGATTGAAAGTATGGCCGTAAAATTATTTGGATTTGAAATAGGTAAGGCAGAGACCGACGATGAAAAGGCTGCCCGTGTACCGTCGTTTGCACCACCTGATAAAGATGATGGTGCTTTCGAAATCGCCCCTGGCGGTATGTATGGTACATATGTTGACCTTGAAGGAACAGCCAAGTCAGAAGGTGAATTAGTTCACCGTTACCGTGATATGTCAATGCAGCCTGAGTGTGATCAGGCGAAGGAAACACGCAGAGAAAGAAAAGAG